AATCCGTTTATAAGATTTGGAGATAAAACAAATGTATATAATACGGATAGTTCAAATAAAGAAAGATTTTTAGGAACAGATGCAAAAGTAATATCAATACCACAAATTAATATCGGTGAAGGTATAAAAAAAGGATCAGTATCCCTTTTAAATGGTACTACTGAATATTTAGATGATAAACATGGTAATTTAGTTAGTGGTAGTACGCATAGAATTGGAAATATTTTTTATAGTCAAGGTTTAATTGTAATAACAAGCGGTTCAAATTCAATGCTAACTTCAAGTTGGGAATTGAATTATAAATCAACCGAAACAATATATGAGTATGAGTATTTGCTTGTTTTAAATGAGAGCGAATTTAATGTTTCAACTAACCCATCTGCATATGTATTAGTGGGTAGAGAAACCGCAAGTTTTACGGATTCCGATGGTAAAACATTTAATGTTATAACTAATCCTGGTGTAAAGTATATAAGAAAAAGAAGCACTTTAGAAAATGGTGATATTATGGATTATACATACTCCGGTTCAATATCTTCATCTATAACAAATACTTGGGTATCCGGTGGATTTGAACATTATTATTTAAGTTCTTCGGTTGATTCTACAGGCTCTTTCTTAACACCTTTCATAACTACGGTAGGATTATACGATGATAATTGTGATTTAATAGCGGTTGCAAAATTACCAAAACCCATTAAATCCGAACCTGATATTCCTTTGAACTTTATTATTAGATTTGATACATAATTATTTTAAACCATGGAAAAATTATTTGGAATACTTTTTATAACATTTGTTCTTATTTGCTTTGCTTATGTGGTATTTAGAGCTATAAAAGCAAAAAATAGAAACATAGAGATTGTTAATCCAATACCATCATACGATACTGATGTATATGAAAGAAATGGTATAACTTATACAAAATTTGAAGTATATATTAGTAATGAATTGCCAACAACCGATGGTATTATAAGTAAACAAAAAAGTATAATTTGTGCGGAAAATTCGGATTTCTGTACTAACCATGAATTAATTAGTCTTGATGGTGAGTTTTCAAGTCATGCGGTGGGGATACCGATATATGTCATATATGGTGAGAAATATTCAATAGCTACAGCAAACGGTAGTAATTATGTAAAAATAGAATCAAATTGCTTAAACTACAACCAATAAAGTAATATGTGGTATGGTTTATTTCATAATCCTATATTTATTATAAACAAAAACTTATGGCAACAATTTTAGATTTATACAATTCAAACAAATCAACTTTGGGAGTAGATAAAATTTCATACGATGCAGGGGTGGCTGCAAAAACACCATATACTACCAATGATTTAAAAAAGGCAGATGATCAAGTACTATCTGCAGCAAAATTAAAAATAGGAAGAGGTGGCGAACTTAACGCTAAAAAATATAGCGATAATCCGCCAAAATAATTTATTTTAATGGCAAAAAAAGTTACAAAAAAGAACAACTCTAAATGGGTTGCAAAGAAATATGGTTTTAAGTCAGGTCTTGAAGAAAGTGTTTCCAATCAGATTGCAAGTAGAGGATTATCTGTCCAATATGAGTCCGAAGAGGTATCTTATATTATACCCGCTTCTGAACATACTTACCATCCTGATTTTAAGTTACCGAATGGTATCAGAGTAGAAACAAAAGGTAGATTCGTATTAGCAGATAGGAAAAAACACCTTTTAGTAAAACAACAAAATCCCGAATTGGATATTCGTTTTGTTTTTACAAATTCAAAAAATAAAATCAATAAAAAATCCAAAACCACTTATGCCGATTGGTGTGAGAAGAATGGTTTTAAATATGCGGATAAGGTAATACCGGATGAATGGTTTTCTGAATAAATTTGGTATTTTAAAATAATATTCGTATATTTGGTTTGTGTTGAAGCAGACTGATAAAAATATCGTAATATCCACGTTGTCTAATACGTTGGGTAGTTACTCCGTATTAAAGGGTAACGAATTAGCATTTTATTGTCCGTTTTGTAATCACCATAAACAAAAACTACAGGTAAATACTGAAACTCAAAAGTGGCATTGTTGGACTTGTAATAGTGGTGGTAAGAAATTGACATCCCTACTTCGTAAACTTGATGTGGATAGGAAAACTATATCCATTATTAGAGAAATATACGGAGATAGCAATTGGAATCCACAGCAAGAAGATGCCGAAACAAAAGTATACATTTCTCTTCCAAAAGAATTTATTAGTTTAGCAGAAGAACCAAAGGGATTTAATCCAGAATATAAACACGCTATACATTACCTCAATGAAAGAGGCATTACACAAAAAGATATAATCAAATATAACATAGGATATTGTAAAGAGGGATTATATGCAAGACGAGTAATAATTCCATCATATAATTCCGATGGGTCACTTAATTACTTTGTTTCTCGTTCTTATTATACGGATGAGAAGATGAAATACAAAAACCCACCAATCAGCAAGAATGTTATAGCATTTGAATCACAGGTAAATTGGAAAGAACCGATTATACTTTGTGAAGGTGTATTTGATGCAATCACAATCAAACGAAACGCAATTCCACTTTTAGGTAAGTTTCCTTCTAAACAATTGGTTGAGAAAATATTTATGAGTGGAGTTAGTGATATTATCATTTCATTGGATAACGATGCGATGAATGAAGCATTGAAAGCAGCAGAGTATTTTAGAAAAAATGGAATACAGGTCAAAATGATGTATTTGAAAGATAAAGATGCCGCCGATATGGGGTATGAAAAATTCTACGAAGAACTAAAGAAAACTAAAGAATTTACTTCGGAAGAATTATTGTTAAATAAAATAAATAGTTTATGAGTAAATTAAAAACAATTTACCATATTGCGGACGTACATATCCGTAACGTGAAACGACACAAAGAGTATAGACAGGTATTTGAAAAAATGTTTGAGGAAATCCGTAATAAAGGAACGGAAGATGCAATCATTTATTTAGCAGGTGATATTGCCCATGCTAAATTGGAAATGTCTCCAGAATTAGTTAGAGAGATTAGTTGGTTATTTACGGAGTGTGCTAAATTGGCACCCACAATCCTTATTACAGGTAACCACGATTGTAATATGAACAATTTGGATAGAATTGATGTTCTTACTCCAATTGTAGAAGCATTGAATTTGGATAATTTTCATTATTTAAAAGATACACAAGTTTGGAAACACGGTGATACCGCATTTGCTGTTTATTCTATTTTTGATAATAAGGATAACTGGCCAAAAGCAGAAGATATTGATGCAAAAACAAAGATTGCATTATTCCACGGACCTGTTGATAATTCTATTACTGATGTGGGTTATGTTGTTAGTAGTAGACATTTCACAACGGATATATTTGATGGATATGATTTAGCTCTATTGGGTGATATTCATAAACGTCAGGAAATGATTAGTCCGAAGGGATGTAAAGTAGTTTATGCCGGTTCATTGGTTCAACAAAACTTTGGTGAAACCTTAGACAAGCACGGATTCCTCATTTGGGATATGGATACTTTAACTTATGAAGGTATTGATATTCCAAATGAATACGGATACTATACTTTGGATGTAGATAATGGTCTAGTTCCGATTGTAAACAATATGCCGAAGCATGCACGATTAAGAGTTCGTTTATCTAACACTGATACTGCGGATACAAAAAAGGTATTGACGGAAATCAAAATGAGATACGGACTTGAAGATTTTACAATCATTAGAACGGATTCACTTTCTAAATTAAAGACCGGAAATAGACAAAACAAATTGGACTTTGAAGATATCACAGATGTAAACCATCAAAACTCTTTAATACACGATTATGTTAGTAGAATGATGCCGTTTGTGACACAACAAGACCTTGCGGAATTGGAAACAATTAATAGAGATGTAAATAGTAGAATTGTATTGGATGATGTTGCAAGAAATATTCAATGGAAACCAATCCGTTTTGAATTCTCCAATATGTTCTCTTATGGTGAAGATAACAAAATCGACTTCAGCAAATTGAATGGTTTGATGGGATTATTCGCACCAAATGCAAGTGGTAAATCCTCACTATTTGACTCTATCTCTTTTTGTTTGTATGATAAGAGTAGTAGAGCATTCAAAGCAGCAAATATAATGAATAATCGTAAAACCGATTTCAAATGTAAATTGGAATTCGATATTAATGGTGAAAGATACTTCATTGAGAGAACTGCAAAGACAATTAACAAAGGTAAGAATGTAAAAGTAGATGTTGAATTTTATCGAATGGATGGAGATGAAAGAACATCATTAAATGGAACAGAGAGAAGAGATACAAACGCAATCATTGAACAATATGTAGGAACGTATGAAGATTTCGTTCTAACTGCATTGAGTTTGCAAGGTAACAATGCGTTATTCATTGATAAATCCCAATCAGAGAGAAAAGATTTATTAGCACAATTTATGGGATTAAATGTATTCGATAAATTGTTTGATACAGCTGTTGAAGATATTAGAGAAGTGAGTGTTCTTATCAAAAATTTTAAGAAAACCGACTTTACGACAGAATTAGCAAATAAAGGTATTGAGATTAAAAATAGAAAGGGTGAATTAAAAGAATTAGAAAAACAATTAGCTAAATTAAATGGTGATAAAGATGGGTTGGATAGTGTTATATTAGAATTAAGTAGAAACCTTACTCCTATTGACTCTAATTTAGATTTACCTACATTGGAAGAAAAAAGAAAAGAAATCAATGATAAATTACAAACTTTAGAAACGGCATACGGAACAAAAGAAAGAAACATTGAAATCTATAAAGAAAAGATAAACGAATTATCACAATCAATAGAAGATAAGAAATCATTTGGTGGTGTTGATATTGAAACAGCATATAACAATTATCAAAAAGAAGAAAAAGCATTAACCGAAGCAACAAAAGTTTATGATATTGCAAAAGAACATGTAAGTTCTGCAGAAGAAACGATTTCACATTTAGATAATCATAAATACGACCCAAATTGTGAATTTTGTTGTGATAATGTGTTCGTAAAAGATGCAATGAGAGTAAAAGAATTATTACCTCAATTGAAAGAAACTTTTAAAGAGGCATTGGTTAATTGTACCGGTATTCAACAAACTTTGGATACTATGGAAGGTGTGGAAGAACAATATAATGAGTGGAATGATTTAAAAACAAAGCTTTCACAAGCCAA